TGACTCGATCACGCTCAAAGGCAATGGTGTACTGGAATCCAAGCTGACCCGTAGCCACCAGGAGGAATCCCTGCCACTGTACCGTGGTCCTATCCAGGTGCAAGGCGTAATGATGTGTACTGGTCTGGAATGGGCAGCAATCGGGTGTCTGTACTCAGGCATCGAACTCCGCATCTTCCTGTTCAAACCCCATCAGGCCACGCAGGAACACATCAAGAACCTAGCGTATGACTTTGAGTTGCGGCTTGAGAAGTTCCGTCAGACCGGGGAACTGGACTACTACCCTCCTGAAGATACCAAAGATGCCAACCGAGTCTGGCCCACAGCCAACGACCAGGACATTGATCTGGGTGACGAGTACGAGGGTATTGCCAGCGCCATCATAGGTCTGAAGGCTGAGATCAAAAGCATGGAGGATAAGGTTGCCGAGAAAGAACTGAAACTCAAGGAGATGATGCAGGGGTTTGGCAGTGCTAAGTGTGGCAAATGGCAGATCAAATGGCCCATGCGTCACTACAAGGAAACTCAGGAAAAAATTACACCGGCAAAACCTGCATACTCGGTGCGCCAGTCAACCCTCTCAATCAAGGAAATCAAATAATGAAGTCGTCAAGAATTAAATCAAAGGTCACGACTGACCACCCCATGCACAAACTCTATGAGGCAGCAAACGACATTGTGGCTCGTACCGTTACTGCCTACAACAATGCCAATGTGCCTGTACCAGAGAGCTTCTCTCTGCCCATCTGGATTACTGGTGACGAGATTATGAAGGTGACCATCGAGGTAGGCTCGAAAACGTCAGCAGAATACGCAATCTTTAAAGCACAAAACGAGGATAAGAAATGAAGGTCTACCAAGCAATCAATGCAGTTCAGAACGAACTGTCCAAGATCGGTATCACCAAAGACCGGCTGAATACCCAAGGCAGTGGCTACAAGTTCCGTGGCATTGATGATGTCTACAACACCATCTCTCCGTTGCTGGCTGAACATGGTCTGTGCATCCTGCCTCGCGTCATCAGTCGTGAATGTGTCGAGCGTTCCAGCGCCAAGGGCAATGCCCTGTTCTACGTCACGGTAGAAGCTGAGTTCGACTTTGTGTCTGCCGAGGATGGTAGCAAGCACACAGTCAAGACATTCGGTGAGGCAATGGATTCTGGAGACAAGGCTACCAACAAAGCCATGTCTGCGGCATACAAGTACGCAGCATTTCAGGCATTTGCCATCCCGACAGAAGGCGACAACGATACCGAGACAAATACCCACGAGGTCAGAAGCAGACCAGCACCAAAGAACCCACTGGACATGATTGACCCTCCTGTCAAACCATCAACAGGGGCACAGTTCCGCATGGCAATCCCCGGCAAGGAAGACAGAATCTATGGTTCATCTCAAGAATTGTTTGATGCCATGATGATGGTCAGAGATCAGATCGAGAAGGCTGGCAGCATAACGACACGACTACGCATGACCAAGATGCGTGAACTGCGTGAGGCCAATGAGATGAACGTAGACCGGATGGATATTGCCCACAAGTCTGAACTGGTTGGCGACTATACCAAGCGGATCAAGCGTCTGGGCGCACAAGGAGGTGAAGATGGAGTCAACTGATTGGGCTGCTCTTGACCAGCAGTATCAGGAATACTGCCATCAGTGCCAGAAAGAAGGGAAAGTCCCAGAAGACTTCCACATCTGGTTGCTTGGCAGGGATTAAGCAGACAGGACTTGCAAAGCCTGCTCAGTGTGGGCAATGCGGTCCTGCAATCCAATGGTCCCACCATTGATCTTCTTGGTGAGGCCAGTCCAGTTGCTGTTCTCAGCCAGGTTGTTGCAGTCGTGGGTTGACCAGAACCAGCCTGCGGTCAGTGCCGCATACTTTGGTGTAGCCACAAGTTCTGGTTGCATTACAAAGTCAACCCCCAAAGCCTTGCTTGCATGAAAGTAATTTGAATATCCAGTTAATTGAATACAACCTCTGCCAATAAAACGAGCCGCATCACCTGATGCCTCATCTCTGTTTCCCATACGATCACAGTAAATCTTGTTGGCGATCTTGATCGGTTGACGCTCGTACTGTTTTGCAAATTCCAAAGTTGGAAATCGTTTGGGCCATAATTTACAAAGGGTTTCTGCACGATAGTTCAAGTTCTCTTTAAGAACTTTGAAGTTGCCACATTCGTGACCACACTGACCAATGAATGCAGCTTGTTGTCTAACAGACTTGATATTAAAACGCTCAAAGGTTTCGTTAAGAGGATCAACCCACTCAGCACCAATGTGAAGTCTCTGGAGTTGTTCAGCGTTTACCATTCAACTGCTCCCTCACTTTGTTGTAGCTGTCGATGCAGGCGTTGAGTTGGTTGATGTGCCGGTCTGCTTCTGCAATGAGGGCGGCGATTGCGGCGAGGGTTTCTCGCTCGGAATCAGAAGGTTGGTCAGGCGCTCGGTCAGGTTGGCTTGGCGCTTGGTCCCGATCTCCGGTGGCAGGGGCGGGACTTGCGGGGGTTGGTACACAACTGGTGGCGGGTTGCGAGACGCGCACCCTGCCAGCACGAATAGCACGATCAAGAGCAGTTTGTTTTTCAGTGATTGCATTGTTAGCCTCCGCTAGTTTAGATGCGTTCGCGTTGATTTCCTCGTTCAGCTTAATCTCGGTTGCCCTGGATTCTGCGTTCTTGGCAGCAATCTCAGCCTGCATTTCCTGATCACGCTTGCTCCACCCGGCAGAGTGACCGTACCAGTAAACCCCGGTCACCACGGCAATGGCTCCAAGAATCATCCAAGGGTTGGGTAGACGGATCATGTGCCAGCCTCCAGTCTTGCGGCAGCAATGCGCTCACGATATTGGTCAGACTCCATGTGTTCAGGGGGAGTGCTGGGCGGTGGAGGAGGAGTCCAAGACTCATCCAGTTCTGGATTGATAAAGACTGGCATCGCACCCATTGCATTACCAAACAAGCCGCCAGTCACGGCTTGCTGGAGAGGGGGCTGTGGCCCTCCTTGGGGTGCAGGTGTAGGTGTAGCTGGAGGTGGACTTGCAGGTGTACCTAGATTGCCCACCGCCCCTACTGCTCGCTTTGTCATCACGCCACCAATGCCACCAACGATCAGCAGAACGATGTCGTTCAGCATCTTCAGGTAACCCTGGTCAATAGGGGCCATGCTCTTGATGGGCTGAGTCACGAACGTCACGCTGTACAGCATGAAGAACACAATGCCAGCCAGGATCACGGTCACGATCCCGACGACAAAGGCCCAGACTCTGACCTCAATTTCCGCTGGTGTTAGCGGGGTTGGGTTGGGGTTGTTGTTGCTCAATTTTCTTCTCCAAGATAGGGGCAACCAGGTACTCAGGACAGGTCTGCGTGAACAGACATCGAGGCTTCTGACATTCAGGCAGGTTGAACTTGTCAGGGTTTTGGCAGGTGTATCTGTATCTGTCCTGGCATCCAACCAGCACCAGCACAGCCAGCAACAGGAATCTCATGGGCATTGAATCAGTCTCCCAATAATCTTTGCTTTCAGGATTTCATTCACATCACGTTCCTGCTTTAGTTTCAAACTGAGAATAACAACGCCAATGGTCATGCAAAGGATAATGGTCATGGTGATCAGAAGCCCAACCATGAGGGCAGTGCGTTCTGCTGATGCAATCGGATCGTCCACAGTATCCCCCACAGTTCGAGAGCCAGAACCAGAAACACCGCGAGTCCCATAAGGTTGTCCTTGATTGCGTTGCGGATTCTGTCTCGTCGCCATCTGGCTTCTCTGTCCTTTATCAATTGCCTGCGCCTTGCCTCAGTCTGTTCCTCCAGTGTTTGCTCCCACATACTGTTGAACCGAGTCCACAGATCACCCAACTCCTGCGGGGTGTTCCAGGTCATCTGAGTCCTGATCTCGGCGTGCATCTGCTCTAGCCTTGATCTGATCAGCACTCGGTTCAATGCCATGCGCTTGAGCGAACCATCCTTGTCGTCATGCACCTCGTGTGCTTTGCGTTCCTGCTCGTGGAACGCTTCCTCAATCTTGTCCATTGAGTCAAAGAACTCACCCAACTGCTGGCCTATCTGTGAGATCACATCGCCTGGGTCTGTGTGTGATGCCTCCTTGACTCTCTCCTTCTCTTGCTCAATCTGCTTTGCTTGCTCTTTGCTGACAGTCTTACCAGCAAACTGTTTGTCAATGTCCTTCAGTACGTCCTTGACGTTACCCGCTACACCTTTTACTTCTTTGTAAAGTTCGCAGGCTTTCTTGATCCCTTTGACAGCGGCAGATGCCGCCGCCATGATGGTGAAAGGGTCCACATCATCTTTGTATTGATGACCAAATAACGCCTGCCATTCCGCACAACATCACACCAGCAACCTTGATAATGACTCCCTCAAGACGCTTGAGTCTGGCATTGATCTGTTCATATCGATAGGCACACACTTCTTCATGTGTTTGCAGGCGTGCTTCAACTGGGGAAACCATCACATCATCCCTTCCTTATGATCACTTCTTAATGTCTTGATCAGCAGGTACTTGCACCCGGGCCTCAGCCTGAGTCTTGATATTCTGCATCAAAGGCCAAGCGTTGCTCTGGGTTGGCAAGTTGCCAAGCACTGCGAGAACAAAGTTAACTTCCTCTGTGGTGAGTTTGAGTTCAATCTTTTGCATCAGTTTCTCCAAGGAAGTCCAGTAGCTGCGGTGGGATTCTTCTTGGATTCGATCTGAGCAGCCAAGGCAGCTTCAGTGGCTGCTTTGTCTACGCCAGAGGCCCACACCCAGGCCAGAACAGCCTCGGGAGTCAGGGAATCATAAGGAACCGCAGGAGTCCCCTCTGCCCAACCGCAGGTGGAATAGATAGAGGCAGAGAAGTCACCGTCCTCTGCCGTGGCAGTCCAGTGAGCAGTGGTTACGAAACCGTCAGAGGTACGGCGGTCGAGATTAGTGATTGTCCAAGTGATAGTCATTTCGGCATCCCTTAAAGATTAAGCAGTAATGGCTTTGATGACTGCAAAGTTGAAAACAGGCTGCTCAGTAGTTGTGCCGCCAGTTGTACGGAATGTCAGTCTGAAACTACCGGCAGCAACAGCCGTCACCATTACTTCATATAGATCAGTTCCAGACTTTTGATTTACTATAATCGTATCCGTTGCAACAACTGTACTGTTGGTAACAGTGAACGATTGGAATGTCGTAGAACCGGCAGCAGACACCAGCGTGATTGCACCGTTGGTTTTATTGAGCGTGACTCCAGTGGTGCGTGACGTAGCTTGAGTTACTGAGCCACCAGAACCTGTACCGTAACCAAGACCGCCTGAACTTGTTACTAATACGTTGCCGGAGGAGTCGATACTGAGGCGTTTGGTTACGGTTGTATTATTACCAGTAACAAAAGCCAAGCCGGTTGCAGAGCCTCCACCGTCGTCATAGGAGACTATTGATGAAAATTCTTCACTGACCCGCCCAAGTGATATACCGGAAATATAATTTCCAGCGATGTTGTCCTGATTCGTGCCAGAGA